ATTCTAATTTAAATTTTAGTTGTACTTTTTATTCAAATTTGACAACCAGCTATAACTAAACTTCTGCTGGCGCATCCTCCACCTCAGCACCGATCCCCAGGAATTCAGCTTTTAGCTTCCTGGCCTTGCTCATGGCTGCGCTATATGACATCTTCCTGCAGCTGCCTATATGGATATTCTTTACCTTGGATCCTTGCCGCCATGAGGCCATCCAATATTCATATTTCTTTGTGCCTCCTTTTCTGCTGCTCCTTTCTTTCTCCATCTTCCACACGTTGATATCTTGGAACCTTGCCAAATCATGGAGATCATCAGCCTTGGCTAAATTCTCTGCAGCTTCAATTTCCAGCTCCTCAGCTTTCTCATGGGCTGCCTCAATTCCCAGATCCAAGCCAGCTGCATGGGCTCTGTTTGCTTTCTTTAGGACTCGGCGGGCCTCTTTCCTCAGCTCTTTAATCTCCTTTCCGGTTGGCGTCTGGTGCATATAAGTTAGTTCTATGACATTCTATATAAGCATTACTACATAATGTCATAGAACAAAGGGCGAAGAAAAAGCAGCCATCTGGGAACTTGGGTATTATCGGGATGCTGGAGGCGCTCCGTAGGCATCCCACATACTCCCTCGCCGCAGTGATGGAAGGGGCTCGCGATTTTAGAGCACTTCATTAAAAGGCCTAGGGCGCATTATCTCATGGTTACCAGGGCAAGGGCTTGAAAAAAAAGATGAATCTCAAGTTTAAGGGCATCCTGGTGGCTCGGGAATTTTACTCTACTACAGTCCAATTAGAGAATATCTTTTCATTCAATGTGAACATCGGGCAGAGCTTTGCAAAATCAGAATATGATGATTTCTTTCTCAGCTTTGATGCTAAGGGCTCCATGCAGATAGTACCAAAGGGAAACCCTACGTTATCATCACCTTCTTCTATTTTTGCTAAGGCGCATATGAGGCATGATTTTTCTATCGTGCGTGCTGGCTGCTCAGATTCCAGGGCTGGCCTCATCCAAACATTGTCAACGTCTACCGATAAAACGATATGCCTGATACGGTTTAAAACTAGATCTTGGCCAGGCTTGAATACCCGGCCATCTGGAAATACATCATCCTCATGAACTACCTCGTCACCGCACCAATATTGCACCATATTCACACCTGGAAGGGCTGGGCTTGATTCTCGGCACCGCAGATTATAGCACAGTCCCAGAAAGGATGGCTCTCGGTAGTATATATTTGTCTCCAAGCCATGCAACCATGTTCCAGGCAGGGCTTTTTGAGGTGCGGACACATCTTTTTCTCTGCCTTGGCTTTTGGCGTCTCTCCACCGACCACCATTAAACCGCCACCTGATCATTATATCCCAGGAGATCGTTTTGATTGTGCACCACACGGCTTAGAGATCCACGAACTAACACCTCTTCCGGGGCCATGCTCCGTGGGAATTGATGGTATTTTATATAAAGCTCATAATCCTTCCCAGATCTCCTTATTGATAACCTGCCTTTTCTTTCGCCGTGCCGGAAGTTGGCACAGCAATCTATCTCGCCGCCATTTTCAAAATCGGATGGCTTGATTATCAATTAAACCATCTCCCCAGGCTTGGCGTAGCTGATTATTTCCCAGCTGGCTATCTGCCGAACCTCACAAACCTGGTTTAACTCATTCTCGTCTATTACAGTTAATGCATCCTTAATATTTACCTTCGCTATCTTGTTGAACAGATCAGGCCAGATGGCGAGGAACCTTTCTGAAACTATTTGCCTTCTGCTTGATACTCTGGGCTGAACCTCTAACTTTCCAATTCGGGTAACCTTAAGAATTGCTAAGGTTTCAAACAGATTTTGTAAGTGCTCCTCATCTCTTTTTAATTGTGCTCGTCTCTTCCTGATTGATTCCTGAAGCTCCCAGGCTTCCTTAATTGCTCTCTCTGCCTCTTCCATCAAGTTCACCTCACCAAGAACCTCTCTGGGCGGACAGTCCTTGCATTCATAGCCCAGACCGTTCACCCTATATCCCACAGGTGGCTTACAATTCTTAGAAGAAAAATCTAAGCCCTTATCCTTGCAAGGCCACCTTTTTCTCATTACCATCACCGATTTCAATTAAACCTTCTAACACTCTATCGAAGAACTCTGCATCCGGGCCAAGTCTCTGCCTTGCCTCCTGGAGAACCTTCAAGGCTGGACATCCGGCGCAGGCTCGGCCATTCTCTCGAAATCCGATAGGTGGAGCGCAGTTTGAGGCCACATAAACAAGGCTCCTATTGAAGCATGGATATCCTAGTTTTTCCATAAGGATCACCGGAAAAATTTAGGCAGCCGCCATGCCTGCAGCTTGGCTTCTCTCTGGGATCTTTCCGGTTAATACAAACTCAACTGCCTCTCTCGCCCTCTTCGAGGCCTTGAGGATCCAGGCAGGATTTTCTTTCAGCGGCTTTAACCAGGACTGGATATAAGCGGTGCTGTTCTTGATTGTGGCCGAGGTATCCAAATCTGCCAGCTGGCACATGAAGGCTGCTCCCATCTCTGCCGTTAGCTCTTCAAGGCTCCTGACTTGGCGATCTAGCGTATAGTCAGTAACGCTTCTCCTTGCCAACCTGCGAGGTCCTCCGGTCCAGTGGGTTAACTCGTGGAAATTCGAGCTGTAATAATCCTCGCTGCTATCGAATTGATCTATACAGGGAGTATAAATTGCATCATCTATTGGCGAGTAAAAGCATTCAGACTTATGATATTTTAATTCTGGATGCCTCATTTTAAGGAGGACCTCAGCACTATCTACCTTGAAATTCTGGTGTTCTACCGGCTTCTTCTCTGGCAGGTTGGCACATTGCTCCCAGTTAAAAACCGTGTAGGTCTTCAGGAATGGGATTTTTCTTACTATCTTCTCGCCGGTTTGCTCGTTCTCGATTTTCTTTATCATATGGTTTACAAACACGATCAAGCGGCCATGCTCGCCAGCCTTGACATATCCTCTCTGGGATTGAGCTTGCCGATATGTCAACCAATATTGGCTTTGATAACCGCTTTGTAAAAGGAATACATTGATTCCCTTGTATTCCTGATCTGAAACGTAGGAGATAGGTGCGCTAGTTGACCAAGGGCGGCGCCAAGGAATTATGCCTTCTTCCAGCTGCCTTAAAATCTGAGCAGTAACACTGCTGAAAACGTCGGAGGAGGCCATTTAAACTGCCTCCTGGTATCCTAGCTCTTGCAGGTCTCCAAGAACATCATACATTAATCTGGTTGCGAGCTCTTCCTTCTCGCACAACGGAAGCTTCAAAGCCTCCTCAAAAAGTTGGTCTAAGGTCCTCATGGCTAATACCCCAGGACCTCGCAGAGATGGCTTTCAACTTTCTCAAGGTTTTTGTATTCCTTGCTATCGAATTTCTTTTGCTCGGTGAGCTGATGCAGGCGATTTTGTATACTATCAAGATCTCTCTTTGATTCTGTAAACTTAGCAAAATCATAAGGCGCTGATCCCTTGGTTGCCCAGGCTGCATAATCGCTGTGAAGATATGCGGTGTAATCCTCAATTGCTTGTTTTGTTGCTGGTCCTACCCTGGAAAGCTCGGGGAACCCTGCCTTAAAGTGGCTGCAAGTCTTATTATAAAAGAATCCTTTGCAGTGACATCCTTCAGCAGTGACACGATAATAATATTTGCCTGTGCTCGATAATACTAATATAATCCTCTCAAGTGTCTCACCAGGGATCTTTATCGCCTTCGGCGGAACTTCGATCTTTTCGCCGCTCAATACTGAGGCAAGCTGCAATGCAAAACTAATTGATACTATATCATTAGGCTGGGCGGAGGCCGGCAGGTTCCTTAAAACAACTGTCATTAACTCTTTCTCTGCAGCATCTCTCGCTTCTCTCGCCTTGGCTTCATTGGCTAGCTCCAAGGCTATCCAGCTTGGCTCTTTGGTCTCAACTGCTGGCTTATCTATCTGGCTGGTCGGGCCAGATTGGGTATTCATCGTTTATCCTCTCCTTGTGTTTCGCGGGTGGTCTATAATCCCGCTTATTATTTCATAATAAGTAGCAAGCGGCTATATAAGCATGTTGTTAACAACGTTGTTGTTAAGACTTTCTGGCTCAGAAACGCCATCATTTCTAGCCCTAAACCGCTATCCTTGGCCAGAATCGACGAGTTGTACGCGACGAAAACGGGTTTAAGGGATTGCAGACAGAACGCGCGCGCATGCATAAATACTTTACAAAGTCTTTTGCCGGCTGAGCCCAGCTGCAGGTCTGGATTTACTCGGCCCATTCATCCCGATTAATGCAAGCTAGAAACCAAAATTAAAATTATTCTTCTCTCAAAAACTTTACAGTATCCACGACCGGCTCGCACAGCCTCCAAAATAGTTCTATGACATCTCTACTATATATTGTTATCAATGTCATAGAACAAACTGGAAAGAATGCTCGCCACCCTGTGGACACCAAAAAATTTTCAAGGAAATCCTGGCGTCGTCGTTCTGCGCTATGTGATCCCGGCGTGTTTATAGGGAAGGGGTGCGGAGAGGGGCGGAAAACTCCGGTCTTTAGGCCGGAGATGTAGAGCCCCTCCCTGATTACTTTCGCACTGCTCTCTAAAGCTATATATTAAAATATGCTGAAGAGATTAACAAATGAAGACTGCCTACAAGTTCAGGATGTATCCTAACAAGCAACAAGAAGCCGTGTTAGATCTGACTCTTGAAATTTGCAGGCATCTCTATAACGTGGCTCTCGCTGACCGAAAGAACGCCTATGAGGTTGAAGGCATCAGCAGAACCTATGAAGATCAGGCAGCTATGTTAACTGCTGAGAAGAAGGAAGGCTATTTCAATGGTGTATTTTCTCAAGTACTCCAAGATGTTCTGAGAAGGTTGGACAAGTCTTTCAAAGCGTTCTTTCGAAGAGTCAAGGCAGGAGAAGAGCCAGGCTATCCTCGATTCAAGGGTCAAGGATGGTACAAATCTTTCACATATCCTCAAGTCGGTTTCAAACTTGAAGGTTCTAAGCTGGCTCTCTCTAAGATAGGTTCTATCAGGATCTTCAAGCACCGAGAGATAGAAGGCAAGATCAAGACCTGCACCATCAAGAAGGATAATCTAGGTCACTGGTATGCGATCCTTGTATCTGAGATGGAAGATGTACCTGAGATAGAACCTAAGACCGCTATCGGTATAGATGTAGGTCTTAAGAACCAGGTAGCAACTTCAACTGGTGAGACTATTCAATATCCCCGATACTATATCCAAGCTGAACAAAAGCTAGCAGTAGCTCAAAGAAACCTCTCAAGAAAGAAGAAAGGATCAAGTAACCGTCAAGTAGCCAAAATCAAGGTTGCTCGACTGCATCAGAAGGTTCAGAATCTCCGAAACGAATTCTTGCATCAAGTATCCAGGAAACTTGTAGACTCGGCAGACTTAATAGTATTCGAGAACTTGAATATTCAAGGTATGCTCAAGAACCATCATCTAGCAAAGCATATTCAGGATCACGCTTGGGGCAAGTTGATTCAGTTCACAGAGAGCAAAGCTGCAAAGGCTGGCAAGATAGTTGAACTGGTAGACGCTAGATACACGTCTCAAAAATGCTCTCAGTGTGGCATAATAGTTCCTAAGACGTTGGCAGATAGAACCCATCTTTGTCCTAATTGTGGATTACAGATGGATAGGGATATCAATGCCAGCATGAACATTCGCACCCTCGGACTGAGGGGTAGAGCCTATCGAGATACTGCAATAGCAGATCGTTGAAGTAGGAAGCTCCGCTCTTTAGGGCGGAGAGGAAGTCACGCACCTAATCATCTATCCAGAATGACAATATCGATTTCAGTAAGTCAGTTGTCATGGATCACTGAAAAGTACAACCATTCTCTGCAGGCTGTTCCTCCCCTCCCTAAGGGAGGGGTTGGGGGTGGGTTAGCCCCGTACATCCCCCCTTTAGGGGGGCTTGGGGGGTCTATTCTTTTTCAAGACGCTGGATGCGGAACCCAGAAAGATTGTAAGAGAGATTAGTTGGAGGACCAGGCACCGAGCACGAGCCTGAGCCCGGAGGCGGCCACTCAATCTAAACCAAGGCCGGAAGATCCACCTAAGCGACCTGATGGAACCAGCGCCTTTGTAATGGCCAACCCGAGCGTCCAAGGGCACTCAAACTTATCCCAATGCCCCACACGTCTACCACGCCCTCAGTTCATTAGATGTAGCGCGAGTTGGCCTGCGCTGGAAGTTGTCTCGCGTTCAGGATCTTCCGGCCTTGTTATATTCAAGGTGGCCGCTGTAGGGCCAGGCTCGCGCGGAGGTGCTCCTTCCCCTAACCGTTTCGTCTTATTCTAATTATGTCCTTTCAAGGCCAGAAGATGGGCCTCGATCGCCTCCTTAGTATTTCTCAGAGTCTCATCGATGGTTTCACCCTGAGAGTAACAGCCTGGTAGAGCCGGAACCTCGGACCAGAAGCCTCCTTCTTCAGCCTGATGTATCAGAATCGTATGATCCACATCAATCACTGCTTGCAGCTACAATATATATCCTGGAGGATTATAAACGCTATCGGTGGTTGTCAAGCTAACATGAGTATACGCGACATTTATGCTTATGTACCTAAGTTCATGCCACCGAGATTGCAGACAGAGGACCCAAGCCCTCAGGATCGTATGCCCCAAGATCCCCAGCCCTCCTAATGACTATACCTGCCCTGAAAAATGTGCTTATGCTGCTTCTCATGTCTACTGCCCCTAAAAAGACGATCCTATTGGCTATCAGCATCCACAATTGATAGCCGCTGCCGCGCGTAGGATAAACGTAGTTCTTCACCTTTCTCCTACGTGCTCACATATCTACTGCCCTGAAGAATTGAACTCAGCCTTACGGTCTACCGCCCTCTCTTCCTGGACTGGAATCGATGGGATCAACGCCCCCGGAATCTATGAGGCTCTTTAGTCTACCGCCCTGGATTTTATGTGGTGACTTCCTCCAGGTACTCAGCTGAATAACCCTGTGTCCAGTGTCTTCATTGATGGAGATAGAGTGAAGACACTAAAAGGCGAACGGGCCGCCTTCGTGTCTCCACTGTCTCCACTGTCTCCACCATTTCTCAAAAATTTCTTTTCAACTGGATCCAACAAAAAAGGTCGAACCACAGCATAATCCTATTTCGATTGATCTAACTCGTTTTCAATGCGCTCAAGATCGTACATCAGACGAGCTCTTATTCTGTCAATGTTTGAGCTCAACTCATCCAGTTCCTCTATTGCAGATACCAGATCTCTTTTCATCCCCTCAAGATCCAAAGGTCTCACCTACTTGAGGTCAGCAGTTGATGTATTTGAACTTATGATACTCTGAGTGATTTATGGCCAGGAATCGCCATCAGCTTCAGTTTATGCGCGATCTTGTCACCTGCAGGCTTCATACCAATCTTTAGGCCAGAGATCGGCAGGTATCATATCCAAGATGTCTATATTGCTCCATCAGACTCCTTTGTCCCGGTATTTTTAAATGTTGATAACATTGTTGATAACAATCATGGGAACAGCACCACCGAGGCGAGCACGCAAGATAGACATAATCAATGTCTGGGTTACCAGCCATTACAAAGAGTACCTTGATGACTTCAAGAAGAAAGAGAGGTATGAGACCCAAGGCGAGGCACTCATGGGCATGATGGATGATCATGAACTGCAGGCCAAGCGGATCAAGAAACTGGAACAACAGATTAGAGAATTGGGGCATGAGCCCATTGCTGATGATTCTGTATCGAACGTAGAAGAATAACAGGTAACTGAATAGGTAAAACTTGGTGAGGTGAACCGACATGGGAAAGATAGATGCAAAGAAACATGAGGAGATGCGTAAGTGGGCCGCATCTGAAGGTTTCGGAGATCCTGAGAAGCTGATAATCAGGAACGGCGAGAACATTCTTTACAAGAGTAAAGATGCCATTGTGAAGTACAGGAGACTTGAACAGATGTATGATGCAGGAGCGAATGAAATCAAAGCCCGGGAGCTAAAGCATGAGAATAGAAGCAACCAGGGATGAAGCTTGCAGCACCAGTATCTTTTCGGTCATTGTGAGTGACCACGAGTTCATCAGGCTCAATGGCGCAACTAAGTGGCCAATGATCCAGAAGATGTTCTATAGTCTTCTGGCCACAAGCAAGCTTGCTGCCATTGTGGAGATGGCATCGATACTTGAGAAGGCCCAAGCTGAACAACAACTGAAAAACCTGGAGGCTGGACTTGAGACTGGCAGTACTTCTGAGGTTGTTAGCATCATTATGTCTAAACCAATAAAGCCTAACCCGGTAATGGTTGCCATTGGCAGTAGAGAAAACGAATGCGGTATGCGTATCAAGTCCAACTATACACCTATCTGCATGGCTTCAGGCAACTTGTTTGAAGGCAGAGACAGATCGGCATGCAATGGGCGGCTCGACTGTCCGGCATTCATTCCAGCACTCGAAGGTGGTAATCAATGACGGCCGATCGCACCCAGGATGATGCAAACAAAAGTGCAGTGAAAGTGAAGTATGATCTTGTGGACTTTAATGTGACTCAGCTAAACATATCGCCTAAAGCCCAGTGCCCCAAGTGCGGAAGCGGTGAGGACGAGCTGGAGCTCATAAGAAAGCCGAGCGGCTCACCTGACCTCTTTAGTTGCAATAACTGCGGCTGGGCTGCTGATCGCTGGTCTATGATTTTGCTTTTGGAATATAAAGATAAAGAACATTCGCCTTATCTTGCTACTGTTATTAGTAAGGATGAGAATGAGAATAAGACTGAAAAGGCCACACAAGAAACTACTTCCGGCCTTGTTGTTGGTGAATCCCTTGAAGGTATGAAGCCCAAGGACTATCTGCCTGATGAGCAGTTTGTAGGCGATAAGGCCCTGGTTGATGCTAAAGGCGAAGCCACCTTCATGAACCGTATAGCCGAGAAGCTCAAAGCACCTGCAGGTGAGAAGCCAAAGCAGGGAAAGAAGGTGGGACGAAAATGAAGCCAGATCCAAACTTCAACGATCAGGGCAATGACAGGAACGATCCTTACGGCACTAAAGACTCTAATTCTGATTCTGATAGTGCTGGTATCAAAAATCCTTACATCGGCATGAGAGTTGAGTCTGTGCTTCCTGACAGCCCAGGAGATGGAAGAGGCACAATAATTCACCTTCATGGCGATTTGGTCGATGTTAAGTTCGACTGCTGCTCTAATACCCAGAGGATCAGGCTTGATGACCTTGTAGCCCTGGACCCGATCTATGACATTGAGCGGCCTGTTTCGGCTGCCTGCCCTGGCCCTATCATTCCTCCACAGATTGGAATGAGGGTTAAGCACGCACTGATTCATGGGATTGGTGAAGGCGTTATAAAGAGGATCATCGGCAACATGCCACCACAGGGCAACCTTGTAGTCCTTGTGAAGTTCGACAACAGCGATAGGCTTGAACCGGTCGACTACAACAACTTGAAGGTGATTGAACCTGAAAAGTCTCGATTCTATAATCAGCTGAACGAAGTCGGCTTCATGGACGGCATGCAGAAATCGATTGATAGAATGATGCACGAGATCCTCAGACGACGAGAGCTGATCTTTGCAGCTATTGTGAACTACAACTCTCATGCAACCGATGCAGGAGCTGAAGTTGTGGCTATCGATTTCAGGACTGGCACTGACACTTACACCAGATACTTCATTGAGAACGCTCAGGCTAAATCCAGAGCAGAAGCCGAGCTACACTTACATCCTGACTTGCTTAACGAGCTTAAACACCTGGGCAGGACTTTTAGGGATCGGTACTTCTGCGTGCCATTGAGTTTAACTGGCAGACAGATTGGGGATGAACTCAGCTCGATGATGAGGAGGAGCGATGGTAGCCTGGACTGGCCAGCGAGCCGAGGACCTAAAGAATTTACAATGCCCCCTGAACTTAAGCACGCACTCTGGCCTGATAAATTTAATCCGCTGCCCGATCATGTCTGTAGGCACTGCTTTCCAAATGGCGACTGTGAGCTTATTTATCCTAACAGCAATCCCAGGGGCAGAGGATGTACAGGTCGCATAGACTGCGATGAGTTTCTTCCTCCTATCGGGTGAGCCTATGCTTATGCTTCACCTACTTTCTTTACTTGAGAAGGACTGTAAATGAAAGTCTATGCCGTTTGGGATTCGACGGAGGAAAAATTCGCTGGCCCTATCTCTAACCCGAAGCTGGCTCATATCATTCATGACTTCTTCAGCTTTGCAGTTGATGAAGACTCCGAGCTGGTCACCTTGGAAACTGATGAATATGGCGAGCAATTCCTTGCCGGTAAGAAGCCTTGGGAGATCTGCGTAACCTACAGCCTCAGAACAGGCAAGGTCATGGAGACGGACGCCCACCCAATCTGGCCGCCTGAGAAGAATGAAGGACTGGTTGAGAATCGGGAAGGATTCCGCAGATATTTCTTTTGGGCCAAGACGAAAGGCGAGGCCATAACCCAGATCGGCAGAGTTAAAGTTCCACCTCTCGATCATGAAACCGAGCTGTCAAAAATGAAAGAGAGATTGTCTGAATCCGAGCTGGAAGAAGAAGAGGAGGCTTATTAGTTGGCTATTAGTATTGATCCTGACCCTGACCCTGGCGAATGTGAAGTCTCAATCATCCCAGGTCCTGGAGCCTGCTGCCCTGATCAGCATTTTGTTGATGGCGTCTGCACAGGTTGCGGCTGCATTCTCAGCACTTGCAGAAAAAGAATTTACAGGGCTTGCATTATGGAGGACGGCCAGCCTGGATGCTTGGGTCGCCTGGACTGCGAGGGCTATGAGACTTTGGAGAGCCTCAAATGTGTGACCTCCGGCCTGAGCAAGAGAGAATATAGAAAGGCGATGTGGGAACAAAAATTAGAATATAAGATGATGGGATTGGAATTGAAATGACTGAGATTGTAAGATTGTCCTTAGATCAGATGGTTGGTGGAAGTGTGTTTATTGCCCACACTTGCAAAACATATGAACTTACTACCGGTGAACAAAGACGAGCCGTGCAAAAGATAGCAGAGGATGCAATTCTCGCTATCGATAAAATTGTGGAAAGAAATCTTAAAATGCCGATGGCGGAACTATGAAATGTAAATGTGGCAATGAGCTTTACCCAGGCGAAGATGTTTGCCTGGACTGCTATATTTCAGAAGTTCGGAAGGAAGCTCTGACACCTGGCGTCGATCTTACCTGAAACTTTTTTTCGCAACTCATTCAACTTGCGTCTGCATTCTTTATCCCGCTAAATTTTTAAATCCTGAGATTGCTTATGCGTTCTATGGAGACTGCGAACTTGGGAGAGAGTAGTAAGTCACCTCAAGGAGTGAAAATAAAAGATGCGCTAGCAATGCAGGGCGTAGGCAGCAGAGAACAAGAGGAAGGACAAGAGAACCTGATAAACACTACTGTAAGAATGAGCCCTAAACTGAGATCAGCAATTCAGGCTGCAGCTGAGCTGAATCATATAGAATTTGCTGTTGAGATCAGGAATACTCTTGAGCATCATTATGGCGTGGCTACTTCGAGCCTTCGGCATGTTACCGTCCAGGATCTTGATGATGCAATGAGATGTCATGAACAGTTATACCACACCGTGAAATCAGAGAAGCCTATGCTTCCGGCTGGTGAAATGATTGCCAAGCCAAGATCCAGGAGAAACGACGAGATCTCAACAAGTACCATTCTCGAGATACTCCTTGAGCATGTGAGATCTGGAGAAGCCATAACACCTACTAAGCTCGGCCAGGACCCCAGGCTGAACATGAAAGCCAAGGCCGTAGGGACTAAGCTGATTAGGATAGGCATTCAGGCGAAGAATACCAGGCTGGGACCTGAAAGCAAGCCAGGCAGATACTACCTGCCAGAAATGATACCTGCAATTGAGGACGCTTATGAAAGAGCTAAAAGAGAGGAAAGTTCCGGCATGGATTGAGCCGGATCGTGTTAGAAGAGCTAAGGCGCTGGTTGACTCTGGCTGCCAGCTTACTTTAGATATGAAGAAACCTGAGCCTGAGCCGACTATGCACCAGCCCACTTGGGATCTAGTTATAGATAAGCGCAGACCGCCTTTATCCGCGTCGGCCTAACTGACGCTCCTTCTAGATTGATAGAGTCTAGGCCGCTGCATGACGTTTTCATGAGCGGCCTGTAAGTTGCTTTTGCTGCCAAAGTCATCAGGTTTTCAAGATGTACCGGCATTGAAAGACTCTTAGCATCTTCAGCCCCCACCTTTGCAGTCCAGTTCACATCGGTTTCGGTGCTTGATGTATCCGATAAAGTTACAAACTCATCAATAGCCTGGGCCGATGAGACCACCGGCTTAAGCTGAGCATCCAAGCTTACCTTCCACTTCCCTATCGGAATCGTGAGCTGGGGATATGAGTTATACCATATGTTTGCTGTTGGTGCTGCCTGAGTCTCATCGTCTGTGTCTATCGCCTCTTGAGTCCACAGGTCTTCATCAGTCGGGAATCCAGGAGGTGCATAGCCTGCAGCATAATAGAACTCTGTGATATCATCGCTGGTGAGATCATAATCAGAGCCTCCATAGAGATAGAGAGTCGTTGTGGTGGTTCCGCTGTTATATTCCATCTTCACTATGATGAAATACTTCGTTGTGCCTGCCTGAACTAGCTTAACTCTGCCTCCTTCGGTGTAGCTGCTTCTAACATCTCCTCCTGCAAAGTCTACAGTGAATAGTGGATCATCTGCACTTGAATAGCTCCAAAGATCTTTAACGGCCCACCAGTCGCCATAGAATATTTGCTGGCCCATGGATGATATCTCTTCAGCATTTCCGGCCATCAGGACCATCCCCAATCATGCAATATCAAAGTCATCTTTCCTTTGTCCTTGCTGTCTATGATTCTCTGCCAGACCCGCCAACTGAAATCTAAGGATCCTTTCTGAATCTGGATTCGATCACCGATTCCTATATCTCCATCATAGAGAACCTCAACCTGGTAAGCCTTGGCTCCGGATATGTGATAATACTGATACCTGGCCGAAGCTTCAAGCTCATCGGGCGTCATCCTGAAACCGGTGATCCTTCGCTCTTTCCAGAAGTATCCATCATAGCCACCAGCCTCTTCCTCTGGCTGCCAGAACGTTTTAGAGCCATCGGCAGTGTGGTATGTGATCTGCTTGTACCCTTGGCTTGGTAAAGTGATCTCCTTGAGACGGATCACCTGATCATCAGTAAACGTCTTGAGGGCTGAGGATGTCCAGCCTACCATGCGCCTGAACGCCAGATAGGTGGTGTCGTCTGACTGATTGAAGAATCGCATCTCCTCACGACCAGTTGTTATTACCCTATTCAGGAAATCGAAAGCTGTCTCCATGACATAAGGACAGCAAGTAAATGAAATCGTTACTCCAGGATCATTATAGCCATTCCACCAGCTCGGTGCTAGACGAATATGAGTATCTCTGAATGGCACTGATGGCGAGGAAACATAAGCAGGATATTGGTCGGGACTTAGGCCAGGCGTGCATATCCATAGCTGAGAATCTCCCTGATAGAACTCGTTTGCTGCTAACGAATTCTCATCTGATCCTTCAGTAAGCAGAGTCGAGCCCAAATAGATTGTAGGAGTCGGCAACTCTTCTTTTGCGATGTAGCACATGTAAGTATTTGGGTTCGTTGGCAGTGAAGGCTCAAGATACCATATCGATATCGGGAACGAATGGTTTGCATCGTTTAACATTCCTATTGTGCCTATATCATTTTTTAATGCATCCACAAACGCCCAGGTCTGGCTATAAAATCGATGCGTCAACAATCGATACCTGAGAAGATTATGCAGACTCATGCAGGTTAAAAGCCTGGGCTCTTTCGGAGCTGGGACTATTGGATTATCTACTGCCTCGATATAACCAAGGAATGGCCTATCATCGCCATCTGCAACTACTACCTTTCCTGCATAGTCCCCAGCTCCCCAACCCGAAAGATCGTAGTTAGTCCTGAGATCCATTCTCGAAGGCTGCATGAAGAAGTCATGAATCCGGAATGACTCAGCTATGATTGAATGGGAAACACCTGCAGAATCAATCAGGCTAAAGGTAAAATCGCTAACTCCCATGGATAACCACCTTAAGACGTAACTGTGAAACTGGCCGTCTCCTGATCATCATACGAGCCAGACCCAGCATGCTTGCCATCTCTAACATCTACCGTTATCGTATTGCTGCCAGTATCGAGAATTGTAGGTTTCCAGATCCAGCGGGCGTTAGTCGTCCAGCCTGTCATATCCGCCTTTTCGCTATCAGTTCCTGGGCCAGTCAGCCAGAACTTGAAGAGAAGCTCATCCTCTCCTGCATACGAAACGTTGGCCAACACCTTGATCTCAGTTTCCGCTACCTGTGGACTAGCTGGGTAAATTGAAAGGCTAGATATCGATGGCGTTGTATCCGTGACTGTGAAGCTGGCCGTATCCTCATCATCATAGGATTCTGGCCCTGCATGCTTCTGATCTCTCACCTGAACTTTGATCATATTGCTGCCGGTATCAAAAATCGTAGGCTTCCAAACTAGATGGTTGCTACTTATCCAACCCGTCAGATCTCTCTCTACGCCATCTGTGGCCGGACCAGTGATGAGGAACCTGAAAACTAAGTCATCATCGCCTGCATAAGAGATGTTGGCTATGATGTGAATCTCTTTGCCTGGAATCTGAGGCGATGCTGGATAAACTGAAAGGCTGGAGATCGATGGTGTTGTATTGGTGACTGTGAAGCTTGCCATGTCTTCATCATCGAATGAGTCCGGCCCTGCGTGCTTCTGATCCCTTACCTGCACCTTGATGGTGTTGGCACCTGTATCGAAAACTGTAGGCTTCCAGATAAAATGATTATCCTTTATCCAGCCTGTTAGTTCTCTCTCAACTCCGCCTGTGGCTGGTCCAGTTAGAAGGAACCTGAACACAACGTCGTCTTCTTCGGCATTCGTATAGTTGGCTATGATGTGAATCTCTTTGCCTGGAATCTGAGGGCTGGCTGGATAAACCGTTAAGCTGTTGATCGTAGGCGGTGTATTCGTTGTGCAGTGGATCAGCAGTTCACAGCGCCAGGCTGACGCAGGCTTTGACCAGGCTAAATCTCCCTCGATCTTTGAGACATACAGATGAACGGCGCCATAGACAACACCATCGTCTACTGCCGCCTTTACTGCCTCAACGATCTCTGTTGTATGCTCCTTCGAGTATCGGCATCTGATGTCAGCTTTCAGCACCAGATCATCGGCAAACTGGTTGCCGGATATTGATTCGAACTCACAGGAGATCAGAGACTTGAAGGAACCTTTGAGCTGCAGGTCCTGGCCTTCGAGCGGCTGGTTGACAATGATCTTGCCGTTCACCTTTGAGCTGACTGCTGAAATGGATGCAAGGTAGTTCCTGAGCGCCTGTATGTAAGCATCGCTCATTGTACCACTACTCCTATACTCCCGGGTAATCGCTGCTGCGACTGAATTGTGGATCTTTGTCAAACGTCTCTGTGTTGAACTTTGGCCTTCTCGGTCTGCCTTCCTTGCCTTTCGTTGAGAGCTGTTTCCTGTACTCTCTTGCCAGCTTCAGATAATTGTCCACCTTTTGAGCTGGCGAGTTAGTTTCATCACCTGTCCACTCTACCTGATCCCTGGCGTACTTGGCAGCCAAAGTCTCACAGGCTTCAATGGCGCATTCATAGAGAGCGTTTCCTGTTGTTCCGTACTTGGCTAGAAGCTCAGCTATCGTCTGGTCCGACAATTGCTTGTCATTCGGGTTTGTATCTCCTACCAGCTCCCTTACCTTATCTCTCGGAACAGTGGCAGGGCTGCTTGTATAAGTCCAATCCAAAATAATCACCTCCTAAAGTGAAACTGAAATTAAGACTGAACTAAGAATAAAAATAGGAAAAAAGAATAGAAGCCGAACTTAGCTTACGACATCATAAGCATAGAAGCCCAGATCTGGGGCTACTATCTTGAAGTCGAAGCTCATCTCTGCTTCAATTCTGTCCGAGCTGCGTGTCTCTACCCTGAACTTCTTGATCCTCGAACCTATGGCCGAGTTGCCAAACCTGCCCGTCCAGGCGAAGTTATAGCCTGCAGAAGGCTTCTCAAGGCTTGGCTCTTTCTCAGCATAACAGAGCAGGATCTTCTTGCTCATGATTCTGGAGTAAGAGGCGGTTGCTCCCTTGGCTGCTGAGTTATAGATGGCCTTAGGGACAAGCACCCTCTCGACACCGAACAACGAGGCCAGAATATCAGTTGTCACTATACCGCGCTGGGTATACTTTATCTGATCCTTTATCTCTGCTGCTGTTTTCAGAGTCGGCATAACGTTAGCAGCTATTACCATCACGTTCGGGTCTCTGCCTGTTACGCCCGAGATCAGCTCCTTCCAATCCTCGACGTTCTTTAGGATTGTAGAGCCGCTTGCGTCCCACTGCTTGAACTCGTTCGTGGATGGTGAGCCTGACACTCCCTGATATGTATTGCCCCAGACAGAGCCTGTCATAAACTTAGAGGCAAACATGCGCTCTCTCTTGATGAGCATCTTCTGCATACAGAACTGCATGGCGTCTTTTTCTGGGTTCATCGGAGGCTGACTGTTGGCTCTTGTGTCATCATCGACATCCTTGTGGAAAGCGAAGTTCCTGCAGTTGTAGGTGTTCGTCAGGTCTATTTCATAGTCTCCGCCTTCTGACTCTGCACCTGGTGCTCTCTCCTTGGCCTCATCCCTCATTATGTCTTCTTTCAGATAGACCGGATAGATGTCCGACTTGAAGACTACAGGCACTGTCGGGAAGACCTGAGTAGATATGAAGCTCGTCTCATCCTGGGCATACTTAACGGCCAGATTGCTCAAAACGCCATTAACATGGACATCCCCTGCGCTTGGTCTTGGCATTCTTCATCACCTCCCTATGCTGTCACCGTTTCTTCCAAGACCAGCACCAGCGACACCCTGCCCTCAATGAAAGTCGTAGTTGAGGCTGCAACTATGCTGATGGTGTCGGTATCACCAAACTCATTGTCAGCTGTTATGGCTGAAGCATCTACAGTCTTGCCTTTGGGCGTCATGTTAGCGCTCGTTAGGGCAATCTCACCGCCCGTTGTTGGTGTACTTCCAATTTCAGGATGCAGGGTTGATGCCTTGCTTCCCGTAGTGGCTGCCGTCTCAACAGCTGCAGAGAATCCTACAATCTTGCCAGCATACCCAGGCGTCCAATCTGTAAGGATATCACCATCTGCGATAGATGCAAGGTCGCATCCTAAGCAGAAGATAGACTTGCCCTTTGCATTGGCCCATGCTGGGTTTTTGCCAGCTCCACCAGTCTTGAACAACTGGTTTTCTGTGCCTGGTGCAAGGACCACCCACGATGAACCATTGTAGTACAGGATGTCTCCCTGAACTCCTGCTGGGAATGCTCCCGGAGTCTGCGGGAACATGAACACATAGTGCTCTTCATTGTTCGAGCCATCTTCAAGAGCAACGGCCACGATGGAATCGCTGCCTGTTGCGGTTACGAGCTTGCCTGTAGAGTCCGAAGCGAGCGCATCGTTAGAAGTGACTGAGCCACCATAGACGGCTTTGGAAAGTCCGAGGCCCATTACCTGGCCGATCTCTCCGCTTGCAGGCGCATCCTGAACTATGCCGATACAGCGAGCCCCAGCAGTTCCTTTGATGATAGTTCCTGAGCTGAGCTTTACAGCATGGTATCTGGCTACAACCAAAGACTCGCCAGCGGTCATGCTGAACGTTAGAACAGGAATCTCACCCATAGCGAATCACCGGCAGAAGCCCTGCATCTACACGAGCCTTTTCTTCTTTGCTATACCTCTCATAGAGCTCTGAGTCACCATCCAGAATCTTGGCTATGGCATCCTGGAAGCTCATATTTTCAGAAGACTTGTTGAGGAGCTGCCTGGCTTTGCTGAACACTTCCATTGCCACTGTTCCGGCTCTCTCGCCCTTGGCTACTCTGCCAGTCTCCCTCATGGTTTCAGAATCGGCAACCATCTTGTTAGCCGACTTGAGAACATTGAATAACTGATCGAACTCCTCTGGATGGCCCTCTCCAAGAGCCATCAGAGTCTTATGGAAGTCCTGAGGAATGGGCAGATCGCTTAGCTCATCAGCCTTCTTGAGGTAGATGCCTTCAGTCTTCTCCATCTGCAGGCCCTTGATTGCAATATCAGAAGCTGCCGCTCTCTTATTGGCTGCCTCCATGTCCGAATGCATCTTCAGAACAAGAGCTGTTAGAGCTGGATTGGTGCCTTCGAGAGCTTTTTTAAGCTCCTTCTTGCTCATCTTTCCGACATCAGGATACCCATATCCCTGATCGTCGTCCTTCTTGTCATCCTTCTTTCCGTCTCCGCTACCCCTGCCGTCTCCATTGCCATTTCCGCCCTGTCCCTGTCCATTGCCTGCTTTCTGCTGCTGTTGCTGTTGCTGCTTATCATCAGGCAGCTTCAGATCGCAAGCCTTGGCCAGGATTTCAAGCGCATTCTCCGGCAGATTGTCTTTATAGGACTTGAGCACCCTGGCGGCTCCCACAATGCCTTCCAGGGCTTCATCGTCCAATTTGAGATCCTTTAAGACTTTATCCAGGTCCTCGTCTGGGGTCTCAAGGATACTCTTCAATATGTCTTCATTCAATTCGATTTTCCTCACCAAATCACCACTTTTAATCAAACAATACGTTTTTTTGTTTGCACCTCGTGTAACAAAGGATATTTCGTCTAACTTGACTGCAGTTAGATCAAAATCTTTAAACAGTTCTACTAAACCTGATGGGAACACGCTTACCTCTCCCACCTATCGAAAACGCCTTGTAGATGCCTCTCTTAATCAGGCTCCAAATCCGCTCGTCAAGAACTTTGCAGCAGATCCACCAGCTGCCTTTCTTGATCAGCTCGCCATTGAACCAAAAATCCTTCTCGGCAATGCGGGATTTCAAAAGATCGACTTTGACTTTGATCTTTGTGTGGCGATCACGGAACTCCTTAACGTAATTAGAGAAGTCCTCCGCCATCTGCTTTATCTCATCAGCAGAAAGCCTGTCGCCCTGGGCGTCTATCGAGTCTGGTTCGCTTATCACGCCACAAACCACATGGTTATCAGAATCGGCTTTTGTTAGAATCTCGGCGTGATATTCCTTACTCAGGAAACTATCGACATTTAATATTTGCGGGACATTTCCTGGCGTGGAGCACCAAACTAGATACTCCTGTCCCTTTTTCTTGAGTTCCTCCAGAACTGATTCAACCGTATGTGTTTTTGTGTACGGTTCCTGCGATTCTGGCTTGTTGATGATCCAGGCTCTTGCCCCATCTGCAACCGGTGCATACTGAATTATAACCCGGCCCTTCATCTTTGAGCCATGCAGGAAAAATTCTCTGCCATGCAATCTGGCATAGCTGAAATCATAGTCTCCGCAGTCCAGCTCGAAGAACTTGGCATATTTGTCAGAGGTCGCCCCTACGCTCCCAGGCTGAGAGATCAGAGGCTTGTCGTGAGCTATTGTAAGCCAGGCGTGGGGCTGCTCAAGCTTCCAGGTTCCTTGGAGTGAGTCTGTGGCTGGCAGGTGTGTTAATCTCTCGAATCCCTGGCCTTTGTTTTGAATCTCTTTGGTGGATCCCTCGAAAATCGTGAATCCCCAGAGACGTTTCTTATCGATTTCCAAACGCAAATCGCAATGCACTGAATGATTAGTCTTTAGCAGTTCCTCATGACTGAGCCCCAGCTCATTCTTCGATAATCCCCGCCAGTGAGCATGCAAAACAAACCTTCCATGCCCCTGCTTCGGAATCATCTCTTGCCAGTAGCTTTCATAATTCCGAAGAGCTACGGCAGATCTGGTATCTCCTCCCTCGCTGAGGTCCTCCAAAGCTGCCTCCTGCAGCTTGGCCATTACCTTCTTCAATTTGCGGGCGACCTCGCCAGAGTCGCCGTATTTATACACGGCCGCAGGGTGAGGCATTACAGCATCAATGATATCTTCCAGGACCCGGGCAGATTGCTTGCCGAGAGCAACGATAAGCCGAGGATTGAGATCATACAGCTGCTTCGTCAGGTGCGGTTCCCAGGCTCTTACCTCACAATCGTAAGGCCCTCTCTGAACTCCCTTTTCATAGAGCACTTCAGGAACCAGGTAGAGGACAGCCACATTCTCTTTTTTGAGCCCTATTGGATCGAGGTATAGCTTGCTGAATGTCTCTCCTGGAACACCTACCATAGCCTCTCTTCTGTTCCTTTCAGCTTCGGTGGGCGTAGCGGCTATGAAGGCTATTTTTGCTCCTTTTGGTGTCCAGGCTGGAACATCCCCTTTGCCAACCTCGACTTTGAGGATGTGACCGCGCCTTGCGAGATCTATTGCCTGCTGAACTGAATAAGCAGGCCTACTCCAGTCCGGCCCGAATACCTTCGGCTTACCCCATGCGAGTTTTCTATTTCCGTTATCATTTAGTACGAGAAGCTCTTCTATGCGAACGTTTAGAGTGTCACCGACTTTGGCCTTATAATCGGTAACAAAAGTCTTTCCTAGGGCGAGATATTCTTTAGAGCTCAGCTTTACGGTTTTATTGCTGAAATCTGAAGATCCACCCAACAGGCCGCATAGATAACTCTGGCCATTCTTTCTGTTTTCAACTTCGAGAACGGCTACCTTAATTTCAAAGACTGTCTTGAATTTTGCCCAGTCATCGCTGCCGCCTTGATGGTATGGTTTGGTCAGATCCTTTACTACGAGCCCCTCACTAGTTACCTGAGATGCAGCCCACTTGCCAATGATCTCAAGTCCCTTCTCATCCGAGAACTTGCGAACCTCAGACCTTTTGATTAAAGGCGAATTGATGTCATGGACTACCGCCTCAATTATCGGCTGCCTGTCTCCCAATGGCCTCTCGCTGAGATCCTCGCCGTCTAGATTTAGACAGTCGAAAACCATATACTGAGGCTTGAATGCTGGATGCCCTGACAACATTTCTAAGAGTTGTGTCCTCGGTACGATCATTCCAGCCTTGGTGGTGGCAAGCATCTCGCCATCCAGGATAAGCGTCTTGTAACCTGTGGCCTTGATCGCTGCCACCAGCTCGGGGAGATGACTTGCTCGATCCTCTTGGGAATCCTCAAACCAGGCTGAGACCTGGCCTTCTTTCAGAGTTACAACACAGCGGAAGCCGTCATACTTGACCTCGCCGCCCAGCCTGGCTTTAGCCTTGAGCTTCTTCTGGCACCACGGCCACAGCTCCTTAGTATCGAAGTATTCGGTGACTCCGGCCATCAATGGCTTCTCTGGGGCAAAATGATCTCCAGGCTGCAAAGACTTGATTATCTGCTTGACGGCCTCTTCTCTCCGGAGAACTAAGGAATAGATCGGTATATTATCGGCATGAGGCCCCTGCGGGTTGTCTATAAAATGAAGCGGCTGGGACTTGTCGGGCGATAACAGCTTACGGAGAGGCAGCCAGACATTTTCAGCCTGGATCTCAAAATAATCTCCTGTGCTGTCTCGCCTGGCCCTCAATAAGACATCTATGTCCTTTGCCTGGTCCTTTGACTTTGACACGGCAGATCCTACAATTGAGGCGAAATTGTGGACCAGGACGACCTCTCTTGGGAGAGAGTCAAGGGCCTTCGATAAATCTTCAGGAATTGCCCTTTTTGCCTTTAGCGCTAAAGCAGCCTGGGCGAGCGGCTTCGTAGGATCGATCTCTCGGTTGATCTTGCCCATAGCCTCAATGACCCAGATGGCCGCATTGACGTAATTCTCAACTGCTTTTCCATGCTTGGCAGCTGCATTGTACCACTGATTCAAGCGCAGCCAGGCCTGCCCAATTTCATTGTCAGGAGCCTCCGCTAAGTTTGGCGGAGTCATATCTTCCAGCTTCATTATCTATGCCTCCGCTTTCCTTGCCTCTGCCTCTGCCTCTGCCTCTGTCTCTGCCTTTGCGTTCTGTGAGATTGCGCTTGCTTTCTTTCTTCTGCTACCGGCTCTCTTGTGCTTGACTACAATCTTTCCTTTAGCGGTTGCTTTTGCATTCTCTCCGCCTTCAGCTCCTTCGTCTATTGTATTCTCTGAAGGTTGCGGGCCGACTGCGATATCAGGCGGTGCTACAGGCTTCAGCGGTAGGTCAGCCTGGCCGCGCAGATGATTCTCAACAAGCAGATCGTCTTTGATGCTGAGAACTTCTGAGAGATTCTTGATGTAGTTCGCAAGCTGCTCCAAAGTCGGAGTGTCCAGCTTTCCGTGCTGAGCAGGCGGCAGCTCATCCAGATCGTCAAACTCAGGATTGTATTCGAATAGCTTCGGCCTTGCATAGGCATTGATGACACCGAACACTTCGTCCAGAATAGCAGTTAACCCTTGAGTGAAGAGCTTGGCCTTGGTCTCTGACAGAGCATAAGATCCTTGCCTTTGAGATCCTAACAACATGAAGTCAGCCAATAGCGTTAGGGCCATCCTGGTCTCATATCTTGTGATAATTCGAGTGGTGTCAAACTGCCTTGTTCCAGGAGCGGCTACCAGCTTCAATTCATACTGGCGCTGGCCGTTCTCATAACACTCGGATGGAAGGAGAATGCCTTCCATTTCATCCCTGCGAGTCTTTGTTACGACTTTCAGATAATCCTCATTGGCCGCCAATGAAGCTTCATCGTCGGGATCGGGGTCGGCGATATCTCCAGGCACGTAAAGCACTGGATACCCGGGAAGATCACGCTCGGCACCTATGCCTTCCAGATCTTCTATGCGAGTTTTGTTAAGCCATGAACGAACGCAGCCCCTAAGAAGCGATGTGCCTTCTGGGTTACCCTTGATGCCTCGAACTCTGAACAGCAGACCCTTTGTGATCGGCAAGAATATTTCTTCATAATCTGGCGGCGCGCTCTGAATCCAGCCCAGCAGCTTGTCTGATCCTTCAAGGTACTTCCATTCCTGCAAAGAGTCCTGGGCTCTCGGTGCCCAGCCTTTCCAGCTTACGCGGCCGTCTTTGTATTGTGATCTGAACTTGCCTTCCTTCTGCCTCGGTCCTCTTCGATACTTGTAGTTTATTTCGAGGAATGACCACCCAAGCTCCATGCAGGAGAGGATTTCATTCATTGTCTGCGGCCAGGTAAAGTCCATGTCATAGAAACAGCTCTGATAGAACTCGGCTGCTTTTATGTCTAATGGATCGTCTGATAATGGTTTCACAAAAACTGGAACCTGCGTGGCTAAGGTCTTTGCTGCATACAGCATTCCTGCAATGATGGCCTCATTCGTGGCCATCTTGGTGTAGACCTTAATTCCCTGCAGGCCCTGCAGCTTCGAGTCCCATTCTTCAGAGATTATGCCACCGTATCTTTGTAAGCCTGTTCGACCAAGCTCCTCAAAGATTCCTGGCTCTCTCTTTGTTAGTCTGCTATTCTTTTTCGCTGATCTCCCCATCAATACTCCCTCTCTCTCCAATGTGATCGTTTGGTGGCGTACCTCGCCCGCCTCGGCTTTATCTTCACTTCAAAATTGTTTAGTAACTCAAGACATCCGGTAACAGCAGACACAATATCATCATGCCTGCCTGGGAAATTCACAAACTCATAGACCAGGTCTTCGAACCAGCCGATACCCGCAGCGTAGTACATCTTATCTGAGGCACCCTTGGATGAAACCAACAAGGAGCGACTTGTCATATCCTCGCTGACTGGCACAGGAAAAAAAGCAACCTTCTTCAGCCTCGGATCGGTTACCAACTCCTGAAATGCCGAGAGCTGGAATCCGTTGGTCTCAACGCCTGCCAGTTTTACCCCTTGATGAAGTATCTCTCTTGTCAGCCGTTCTTTTGCAATCGGCCATTCCCAGCGGCCACGGAGGATATCCAGGATATAGAAGTTCTGTAGCTTGTCTAAGCCACATGTGGCAGCAACCGTGAAATCTGCCCTCGTTTTCCTGGATGTGGCCAGGTCGATGAACGTTCCAATTTTAAGTTCGTGATCATCGATAGCTGGCGCTCCTGTGGATTCAGCCTTCGACATAGTCTTCAACTCTACAAACTTTTAGGACGAAAGCAGGGCTAATCCCCGCCTTTTCAAAGGCGGGATACAGCCCGTACCTATAACTTATCAATAGGGATATATACACATGGTGACCATATGCATAGCTCAGGATGACTAAACAAGAGCATTGGGTGCGTGCAAGAGGATGCGTTTATAACGTGTATTACCACTTTGTATGGTCAACAAAGTATCGAAGGAAGGTTCTTGTAGGATCAATAGCAGAAGACCTTCATTGGCTACATGAATTGATCGCAGAGCAAAAAGGCATTACATTGATCAAGCAGGAGATCATGCCTGATCATGTTCATCTCTTCGTGACAGCTCATCCTATATTTGCTCCGGCCAACATCACCAAGATCTTCAAAGGTATTACTGCGAAGAAGCTCTTTGAAAAGCATCCTGAACTACGGGACCAGCTTTGGAATGGACATCTCTGGAACCCGTCATACTATGTCGGAACTTGTGGAGATGCGACCAAAGATGTCATTGAACGCTATGTAGAGATGCAAAAGGTGAAGTGATTTGCTGAAAGTGCTTCGATATAGGATCTATCCTACGAAGTCTCAGAGATCCAAGATGGCTGACACCTTGGAGCTTTGCAGATGGACCTATAACGAAACGCTGGCTATTCGGAAGAACGCCTACGAACAGGAAGGCAAATCTGTCTCCTACTACGAAACCAAAAAGCTCTTGCCACAATGGAAAGAGGAAAAGCCTGGATTGAGAGGTGTTCACTCACAGGTTCTACAGGAAGTAGTCAAGAGGGTTGACCTGGCATATCAGGCGTTCTTCCGTAGAGTCAAAGATGGCGAAGATCCTGGCTATCCTAGGTTCAAAGGATATGGCCAGTATGATAGCTTCACCTACACTCAATCTGGTTTCTCCTTGGAACCTGGCAGGCTTTGGCTTTCCAAGATAGGCGACATCAAAATCAAGCTCCACAGAGCAATCGTTGGGGAGATTCAAAGGCTTAACATCAGGAAAATGCCAACTGGAAAGTGGTTTGTGTCCTTCCTGGTTGATGTTGTTCCTGATGAACCTCTTCCAAAAACAGGGTTATCAATAGGTTTTGACGTTGGCCTGAAGAGTTTCATCACCCTATCGACAGGCGTTCATGTAGATAACCCAAGGTTCTTCGTTCATGAAGAGAATGCTCTAGCAAAGGCACAGAGAAAGCTATCCAAAGCCAAAAAGGGAACACCTGAAAGAGCGAAAGCCTTGAAAGTGGTTCATCGCGTTCACGAAAGAATCACCAACAAGAGAGATGACTTTGTTCAAAAGCTATCTCTGAAACTTGTGGAGTCATACGACTTGATAGCCTTTGAAGATCTGAACATCAAAGGCATGGTCAAGAATCATTGTCTTGCAAAGCATATTGCGGATGCTGCCTGGAATAAGCTGATAACTACCACTTCTTACAAGGCAGAATGGGCCGGTAAACGTGTTGAACTGGTGAATCCTAATGGCACATCTCAAATATGCTCTGGCTGTGGTCAAGTGGTTCAAAAAGATCTATCCGAGAGAGTCCACAGATGTCTTTTCTGTGGTTTGATTCTGGATAGGGATCATAATGCAGCCTTAAACATTCTCAGACTGGGATTACAGTCTGTGGCGAAAGCCTAGATGCCCGCCAATTCATTGGCGGGAGTAGTCACGGGCGCTCCTATCGGCCATCACGCTTGATGGCCGCCGTCCGCGCATAGCAGTTCGTCTTTCCCCTCGCCTTCGACATGGCTGCAGGTCTACCGCCTCCAGGATGTGAGGCCTTGCACACCTACCGCCCTTTTAAGATCCGGCTCCCTACCCACTCATCAGAAATCGTTCTAATGCATGAAGAGAATAGAAAAGCCCTAAGCCGCATAGAATCCAGGATGCGACCCAAGAATCATGGTTACAACTGAAGAAGAGATACAAAGACAGAAGAGACTAAGAAGAAGACAGATCAGCCCATAGACTTAAGATCTGCCTCCTGCTGCAGAGTCCATGCCTTGAACTCGCTGAAGTTCATCGAGCCTGTATAAGATTCATTGAACCAGCTCTGCAATGCAGAGTCGTTGTGAATGTCCAGAACTACTGCATGGATCACAATGGACTTAACCGATTCATTCTGTCCGTTCTGTGCATCGTAGGCCAGTGCCAATGCTGACAGGACCAACAATGCTAAGATTGCTACTATAACCTTCTTCATTGTTTTGCCTCGAATTTGTTGTTATGTTATGCCGTGCCGTAGTGCCTGATAATCTTGATCGGCTGGAAGTACGATCGCTGGAACAAAGAGCCCTGCTTGAGGATCGGACTTTGCTGGTACTCGCTCATCCAGTTGTAAGGACCGACATCAGCCTTGATGCTGTTGAGGACAGCGAGCGGATACTTCTCAGGCCAGAGTGCATCTCCTTCCTTGCGACCTAAAGGATCATTCTCTTCAGCGATTGCGGGCAATGAGTAGACATACCAAGGTAAAAGAACACCCGAATCATCTTCAGGTATCTTATGAGTGATAAGACGGCCAGGCAAGTCATCGACTGCCCAGCGGGTGGCCATCACAATGATGACACCATAAGGAGCCCAGGGCAGCGGGTTAACTCTTGGCCTTGCCGTCCCTGTATACCACTCCCATGTGCGTTCTTTGTATGTCGGAGACTCGGCTTGCTCTCTGTTTTTCGTCGGATCGTCGATGATGAGAACATGAGCGGGATTGCCGGTGATAGGACCATTGGCACCAGCGGTAGTCATCCCGCCGCCAGCCGTCGTCTCCCATTGATTGGCTGCTCCTGAGCTATCCGAGATCCTAACCCTGAGAAGATCGGGATAACCCAGGATTCCATCTCTTACTCTCCTACCCCACTTCGCAGCGAACTCCGCCTCATAGCTGCAGAGAATTATCCAGAGCCAGGGGAACTGATCAAGAAGCCAGATCGGGAACCATCTTGAAACTAGCTCGGACTTTCCATGCTGTGGGGGGAGGTTAATGATCAGTCTCGGCAGCTTCCCCGCTACTGCCAGGGTCAATATTATCGACAGCTCCAGCAGGTGGCGGTACAATCTCCACTTGCCTTGCGATAGTTGCTGGGCCATCGTGCCTGGCGTAGCCCGCCATACTTGCTGCAAGTTGCGCGGCAAGCCTAATGCTTTGTTCGTCTCCGGCCTGTATGATATCTCCGATCCATCCATACTGCTCCCAAGTTTGCGTGTTTGAGTTGAGATCGAGTGACTGCTTCGGCTTTCCTGCTACGCGGTCGAATAGGGAGTTGCAGAACTGAAGAACTAAAGCAGGGTCTTGCTGAGGAGAGAGATTCCTTAATGCTGTTCCGAACTTCTTCAATGCGAGCGGAGTTAGCTTCTCAAGCTCCGTTCTGATTTGCATTGATGATCGATTAGCTGGAACGTTCCCAATAGTGAACCGGCCTTTATCATCTCTGCCAGATCCGGCCGCCTCCCCCC